TGCGGATTGATTCCAGAATACTTGCGCCAGCGCCACCCCATGCGAGGGGAAGCAATCTTTCCTGCGAATATGATGTAAGCAATGCGCTTGTCAGACTTTGCTGCGTGTCGTATCTGATCCGCAAGGTCAGGCATGAGGTCAGGCTTTGCCTTTCCAGATAAATCCCTGTCAATATCAATCGCTCGGACGATACCCTTTGCATCAGGATTGTGGTCAGAAGGACGTGCTGAGTGACGAGTGTCGCCAATCCAGCCGTCCGAGGTTCTATCTCTATCCGGGTAAGTATCATCGAACTGCTCGCGAAGCTGTTGTCCGGCTTTGCATAGCTTAGGACTCATCAATAATCACCACATGAGAAGCGTGTGAACATTCCCATCGCTTTAATGCGTTGAGGGTTAATTCATTATGCTCACAAGGAGCTGGCCCTATAAAAGCGTCATCGACTGGATCATATGTGTATCCAATTCCTGCATAGTTGTAACGAATATTTCCATTGTAAGATGTCTTAATCCAAGTGCCACCAAGATTATCAATAAGCCATTGATAACCTTCGTCTCCTGCTGGATCATTATTATCTCCAACAGTTACACGAATGACCTTGTTATTTGCGTCTAATTCTGCCCAATGACTCATGTTAAACCGCCGATTTCAAATATCGAACAATGACAATTCCTGAGCCACCATTTTTCGATGTAACTTGAGTTCCACCATTACCAGTTCCACCTGCTCCACCGCCTGTATTTGCTGTTCCAGCTACAGCTTCGATGTAAGGGGAATAACGACCACCATTACCACCGCCACCAGAGCCACCAGCGCCAGCAGAATCAGTAAATACAATAGCTCCACCGCCACCACCTGCGTAATAACCGCCTACGCCAGTTGAAGTAGCACTAGCCCAATCAGAATAAGTATTAACTCCCGCGCCGCCTGCGCCGCCTGCGTTTGTCGCACCAGCTGTTCCGGCTGCTCCTGCGCCACCGCCACCGCCTGCACCTTGATTTCCACCATTGTTTCCAGCAGCGCCAGCATTACCAAAACCTGTTGCTCCACCAGTTGAACCCTGTGTTGCTGCGCCACCGCTACTGTTATACGAACCGCCACCACCTGAACCACCAGCGCCGCCATTTGTTGAACCGCTGTTGTATCCACCATAACCGCCGCCGTTGGACGTAATAGTGTCAAAAGTAGAATTTACGCCAACATTGCCCAAACCAGTTGAGCCCGCACCACCAGCGCCTATTACTGCGTTGTAGCTTGCTGCGGCTAAAGATGCAGATGATTTATATGAAAGCCCACCTGCGCCAGCGCCACCAGCTGCGTTTCCTAAACTTGAACCGCCACCGCCAGCTATTACTAATAGATCACAAGTTAGAGAATTTCCACTTATTGTTAATGTGCCGTTAGAAGTAAAAGTTCTGTAATAATAGGTTGCGTCTGAAGCCAAGGTGCCGCCTGTTACAACAGGTTTTGGCGGTGGAGCAGAAGAGATTGTTCCTACAGTAATCGCTCCAATCATTATGAAACGCCACCTGCGACATACCAAGTATCTGTAGCAGTCTTAATGCAAACCGCTGTCTTGTATTGAGCCAAGGTAGGAGAAGCTGCTACTGCACCTGCTGAAAGAATTGTTGTTGTGCCTGATGTAACTGCGCTGATTGTGCAAAGTCCAGCACCTTTGTTAAGAACTGTGATTGCTGTGCCTACTGGGAAAGCTACAGAGGCATTGGTAGGAATCTTAAAGGCTACTGCTGTTGCCTTGTTCATAGGCTGTAAGACCTGGTATTGATCGTCTAGGACTGCTGTGTAGTCTGCTGTAGCATCAGCATCGACTGTAAAGGCTACTAGCCCGTTAAACATTGCCGCTGTAAGGATATCTCCCGTTACGGATGGAAAGCCTGTTGCCATTTATATCTCCTAATAAGTCATTGCAGACACGCCAATTATACCGCGTTCTGCGCTGCCGATGATGAATCCATCAACGATGGGCTCAAGTGTTGTAACTGTAACTTGCATTGCGTTTGGACTAATCTCCCAGCGTAGCCCCTGCACTTGCAAGGTCTTGACGATGGTTGAGCCATCAGGCTGGATGTTTGAGATTCTGACGTTGGTGAAGTAGTCCAAGCCAATCATGGTGGCTGTCGGGACTGCTGTGTCTAGTAGATCAACAGTCATGGCATCGATTCTAATAACTGTCTCGGCTCTTGTGGCGACATAAGTGGCAGCAATATTTAGGGCATTGGCATCGGTATCGATAACTAAGTCCTGGGCGCTGTACTGATGAGGGAAATATTTAGCCACGCTTGCTGCGTTCTGATAGACCTGGGCTGTGCCGCCTATGCGCTGCATACTGGCGGTGTTAATTATCAACTTGTCATCAAAGGCAAACACTAGGTTCTTGTATGGGATACCCCCGGTCTGGTTAAACTCAATAGGAGTGCCAGAGATAGATGAGGCTACTTGGTTGCGGCTCTTAAAGATGGCTGTGCCTGACCCGTCGAAGTAGAACGCGCCTTGCTCCGAAAACTCTGCGTTCTGGACTGCTGACAGAGATGTGCGAAGTGTGCCTGGGTCAGCCTGACATAGAGACTGCCCTGTCGAAATAGTTCTCATGCTTGAAGGAAAATCAACCTCATCAAGAATCTTGCCAATGCGTGTGCCGGTTGCCTGTCCTGCACCGGAGTCTGTGACTGTGGTGACTTGTGCAAGGTTAAGCAATCTAAAGGCGTCAGCTGCGTAAATATCCACATAGCCCACGTTCTCGGCTTGGTCATAGTAATAGCGATACTCTGTTGTATAGCCAGAGAATAGAAACTCCTGCGCAGTCGCTGTTGTAGCTGATACACGAATCTTGCGCAGCGGTACAAGGTAAGGATAATAGATTGAGGACGTGTTCTGTGGATTCCACGATCCGTCAGAGTCATAGACTCGTATGACTGCTGTACCGGCTTGATAAGTGTCGGACTGGATGTTGCGCCCGTTGTCAATAGTTATGTTTCGTACGCTGGGAGTAAGGTCAATTATTGGCAATGGGACTGTAGAGCCGCCAAGTGTGCCAGTACCTAAAACGCCATTCTTGGCATCACCAATAGTGAAGGGATAGCCGAAGGTTGCACCGGATGAGAAGTCAAACGAAACCGAGATTTCTGCTGGCAGCGCCATAGTTATCTACCAGTTCTGTTTACTGATGATCCGATACCTGAAAGAGATGAGTCTTGTAATGCAGAGGCTATGGTCTTTCCGTCAATCTGGACATAAATTGGAGTGCCACCTACATAAGTAGTTGCCTGTTGTCCACCGCCGCTTATTGCTGTGGCTGCTGGCTTTGGCATTGTCGCTACGTTTGTGGCAGGTAAATCTACTTTTGTGCCGCCCACATAGATTGATGACCCTGCGCTGCTAACGCTTGAAGCAGCTGCAACAGCAACAGTTCCACTAACGCTTGCAACCTTTTGAGCCTTAATCATAAGCATGTCTAGGTAGGCTTCCCACGCAGCAAAAGGATTAGCAGCTGGTGGAAGGCTTGCTAGGTCTTTAGCAATGTCTTTGCCTAGTCCTTGAGCAATTGCTAGTTCATAAGTAAGTTGCTGGGCTTGCTTAGTATTGCCTGTAATTAAAGCAAACTGAAGTTCAACGCGCTTACGATCCTCATCAGATAACTTACCCTTTAAGGCAGCAATAAGTTGCACTTGCTCCAGGTCGAATATTGACCCAGCCTTTTTAAGTGCTGCTTGTTTCTTTTGCTCTGCTGTAAGTGCCTTAGTTGCCTTAGTTTGTGCATCTGCTAGTTTTTTCTGCTGCGCTTGAAACTTCTTTTCGGCTGCCGCACTAGATGAGTAAAGGTTAGCCTGTTGCCCACCCATAAAGCGGCGTCCTGCTGTCGGACGTTCTTGAGCTTTATTGCCTAGTCTGTTAAGTAGTCCTGTAAAGCCAAGGTTAAAGCCGCCAGAAATAATCTTGCCTAGCGCACCACCAGCGACCTTATCGTTTAGTTGAGTTATCTTGGCTATTAAGACTCCCATACCACGAACTGTGTCTGCCGTGTATTCTGCAAGTGATCCCATTGCATCTGACACATTTTGAATATCTCCATCTTTGCCACCAGCTAAGACCAGGGCATCAACTAAGCCCTTTCCAATTGTCTCTTTTGCAGTTTCGGAAGCCACTTTGAGAACATCAAGCTTGCCAGCGTAGGTCTCTAAGTAGGCTGCGTTAGCACCAGAAAACTGACGCGCAAAGCGTTCCTGCACGTCCGCAAAAGATATCGTTGTAAGTTGTGCCTTGGTAAGTCCTAGGTTGTACTTACGCAGACCTCGTGTATTGCCGTTATAGGCATTGGCTAGGTCTTGTGTAACTGTAGTAAGTGCGATACCGCTACCGCGTGAGCCTTCAATAGCAAGTCCTAGAAGTTCTTGGGATTTAGTAAGTGATCCTGTGGTTGTTAGCAATGCCTGAAACGCTGGGCGCA